GCGTATACGGTTCTATACAGCGGGTGGGAACTTAAAATGGGTGCAGAAAAGTGTGGGAAAGTGTGATAAAGTGTAGAATTGTGTGACCATTTGAACTAAGCCAGTCACGCCACCGTTCAGAACTTTGTCTACACTATAGATCTACTATAAGAATCATGCTCATATGACTCTTTCTACGGTGTTTTCACTAGAGAAAAAGTGCTCCGCCAGTATTTATCCCCTTGAAAAACCACAGTAAATACAGCAGCGACTCAGACTGTGTTCACTGTACACAGGCCCCGCTGCTAAGGATAACACACGATGAAGTCTAGAATAGCTTATATGTATCACGCATGGTATGATCCCCGTATACGCATGACTAGTGAAGAGTGGATGTATATACTGTATCTATGTATAGCATGTATACTAGCATTCAACCTAGGCTTGCTTATAGGGCTCGTATGGGCAGCAGTACTATAAGGCCCCGCTGCTATGGATCATCGAATTGTCACGTATATACTAGAGCAAACTAGTACTAGAGCTAAGGCGCTATATCCCGGCGATCCCCAACAGCAGCTACACTATCAACTAGGCTTTCTTGCTGCACAGCTAGCAGCTAACGTTGACAGTGACTCGCGAACACTCACGAAGTTTCAGAGTGCAATTGGCCCCGCTGCTAAGAGCACCAAAAGAGGTTGACAGCAGCAGCGTTTGACCTTATAATATATACATGCTTAAGAAAAAGCTGTTAGCAAGGAGCAGAGAGTTGACATTACCAGATGAACGATATCGCAGCCTAGTATACGCAGAACAACTGCTGGTAGAAATGCTGCGACCCGGGAATCGTGTGCCCAAGCAATTCAAGGATTCAGCTAGGATGGTGTTGAGACACTACCCTACACCTTTTGATCTCAAGCAGCTAGAACGTGCTGCACCTGAGGTACTACAGCAGCGTATGGAAG